TAGCGCCTGTTGCAGTATCGAAATCATGAAGATCTTTATAACCTGTACCATTGCTGTTGATAGAGAAAATAACCCCGCAATTATGTATGCCACCTTTATAAGTCATACCATATAAGGTATTACCATATATCACCAAAGATCCTTTTGGGCTTGCTCCATTTATACTATCAAAGTCAAGAAGATCCGTGTACTCATGTCCATTCGTATCGATGGAAAAAACATTACCAACGTTATTCACTCCGCCAATAGGAGTCATTCCATACAACTTATTGCCGGAAGAAATTAAAGAGCCATTCGGGCTGGCATTATTTGTTGTATTAAATGTATGCAGCAATTGATATTGTGCATTCAGCGCATTACCTATAAGTATGCAACTTACAATTGCAAGTAAAAGTTTCCTCATTATGTTTATCTTGAATGGTTTCAAGTGTCCAAATGTATGAAAAAAACCGCGTTTGACCGGTTAACTAACTGTTACATAATCATGCCCGTTTGAACTTGATTATTTCAACCTGATTTTCAATCTATTTACTCCACCAAAATCTAGGTACGGCTATGTGTTTACTACTTCCCCACCCCCAGTACATTCCTGTTGTAGTCGGCATTGAATTGCTTTAGGCATTCCCGGGTGTATTTATTACGTGTTCCCACATCAAGTTTACTTAAGGTAGCCGACACATTATGCCACACCATAATATTGAGCCATGCATGACTCAGGTTATGTTCTTTTATTTGCTCAAGCACCACATTATCGGCACACCAAAACGGATAGTCTTCGTTAAACTTGCCCAGCTTGTGGTAGGCCTCGCGGCGTATAACAAAACAAAAACCGCTAATATTGTCATTGCGCGTATGGCCAAACTGGTTCTTTACCGATGCCACATCAAGCTCCATGCTTTGCATGGTTTTTACTATGTTCATTACAAAACCCTGCGGAAACACCACATCGTTATTGCTGAAGCATATATATTCCGCATTGCCCATTAGTGCCCCGTTATTCAAACATTGGTTATAGTTAAATGGGCTGCGCTGCAGGAAAGTGTCAGCATTCGTGTACTTCACCCTATCCGCTTTTTCAAGTACCACCACGTTCACATTTTCGGCTGCAATAGAATCAATGGCACGTTGGGTGAGATTTACAAATTCATTATTTACATGACCATTCTCCAACGCATTAGACACAATTACCAAATCCATAATAACACCTGGTGTGCTATTCTTATAAGACATAATATAAGAACTACCTGCCTCTTTCGCTTTAGGGCTATACTTATATGTTTCCGACTGAACAGGATGAAAGTTGTAATAATACAATACCTTGTCAATCTTGTGCTGGCTTTGTATACGGCGTTCATTACGGAGGCGCAACCCGAAGTTGGTATCCTCACCAAAGTTGGCCGATAGAAAACCGGTGGCAATTGCGGCCTCGCGCTTTACAGCACACAAATGACTTGGCATACGAAGTCTGTGACCCTGCTCGTTTACGTTCAGGTTGCTTATATCAAAACTTACAGGTTCTTCAACACCTGTAAGAAGGTTGCGATAAAGCGCATTAAAGCATATCACATCTTTACCCGACTCGGTTCCTTTAAGCAACTCATCTATGTAGTCATCGGCAACCCAATCATCATCGTCGACAAAGGCAACATAGTTTCCTTTTGATATGCTTAACAGTTTGTTGCGCTTCTCGCCTACCGTCATGCTTTTGTTATCGCCCAGCCATAATATTTCGACGGCTTTACCTGTTGCTTGTTTTTCCAGGTGTTCTGCTAATTGCGCAAACTTTTGCAAGCGCTTTTGCACGCTGCAAATCAGAATAGATAATTTCATATTTATTTTTTATAAGTGGGTTTAATCTGTGAATCTGTGGCAAGGCATTAAGGTGCTTTTTAACACAGAGTGCACAGAGCAGCACAGAGGTTCACAGAGATTATTGATTAAATCTTAATGGCGGTGAGTGGCGGAAAGTGGCGTAATTAACCCCCTCCCCCCCTTGAGTTAAAAACTTGAATTTTTGAATTGATTATGAGTGGTTAGTGGCTTCATTTTGGCGATATGCTTTATTGGGTACCTGGCAGTATATTTGTGCTATCACCCTCCACCAAGAAAATGCCATTTATTCTTTTTCACTGCGTAATTCTCATTTATGTAGAAATACATGAACTTTTCTTTTCCATAATACAAGTCAAGCAAAAGGAAATGCTCATCAACATAGAGAACTCCGAAGTTATATGTGAATACAGTATCAACCCGGGCGCGGCTTAAGGAAAAAAATCTATCGGGGGTTAGTACATTGTTTATGGTATCTAAAGTAAAGGTGCCCGCAGAGCCCATATCGCTTTCGTGCATATCCCATTGGCCGTCCTTTTGGAAAGTAATTGCCGTTTCATAATACTTTCTGTATTCTGCTGTATCTGGTATAAAACTTTGAATGCCCGTATCTCCGTTGTTTTTAATTACCATTCTAAGCCCTCGGCCGGTTGGCAATAAAATTGCTGTAGTGTCATGGTAGTGCATTGAAACAGGCACCCACGATGTATACAGGTATTTGAAGTTGAGTTTTGGCGCTACAACCGGAATTGTTTTTTTCGGAATAGAATCTACTCCAGTTTTAGAATTGCTTTTAATTTCTCCTTTACAAGAAGAAAATACAACAACAGTTAACAGAATGGCTTTATACATAAAATCAAATTTACATTATTTGTCTTACTTATGCAAAAGAACCGGAGTATAGCTTTTCACACTACGCTCCGGGTCTTTCTAATTAAAGATTACAAATTACAGATTAAAGATTCAGAGAATCTCATTATACAACCAACACATATCTTTCATTTTTAATCTTTAATTTTTAATTACAGGCTCTACGAGCCTGAAGCTTCTGCTTGTGCAAAGTTACCGTACACAAAAGCGTTGGGCCTGTAAACCACGTTGGCAATACGCTCCTCAACAAGCACAGTAATAAAACCTTTCACAAAGTTGTCTACATGCTGATTGCTGAAGGTTACATTAATCTCATCGCGGTAAGCAAGGGTTGCTCCAAGTTGGAAATCGCCCACGGTAAAGTAGCCTTGCGGCTGTGCAGTATTGGCTACCACCTGCGCACCGTTAATAAAGAATGTACCCGGCGCTCCGCTTATCATTTGCGGGAACTGGTAACGTCCGTAGCTGTCGCGGCTTAACACCAGCGCATTGTAATCGTTCGGGTGAATGATTATAAAGTTAGGCTGGTAGTACGATACACGTGCCTGCGTTACCGCCTGGTGCAATACATCGTAGTAGTTAATACTGGTTGATGTTGCGCCAGGTATAACAGGGTTTGTGTACGCCGCCGCAATGGGGTTAATACCCTGCAGGTTTGGCGCCGTGTTGTTACCGGTCAGTATCTGTGTGTCTTCCAGCATAAGCAAACGGCCCGATACGTGCGTATTAATGTAGTTATCTACAAAGTCCGCATCTTCCATCATCTCTTTCGAAATGGTGAGGTACGTATTCAGTTTGCGCACAATTACTTCTTCAGCCGTAATAGTAAAATCGCTTTGTGCTGCGCTGCTGCCTTCAGCAGTTGTACCGCTTCCGTCGTTCTCGCCGGTAAGTTTGTTAAACAGAATCTGGTTGCTGTCGGTTGCGGTGCTGTTCATAAACTGGCGCAAATGCACAGGCCTTAACGGATCGGCATAAATACCTGCCAGCCTTGTAGGCGGAATAGGATCGGTGCCTAATAGGTTGCCCGCTTCAGTAATGTTGCCTGCCGATTTAGTGAATAGTTGATGTGCTTTCAGCGACAGGCTTACCGGTATACCGGCTTTGTTCTTCAAGCTTGCCAGTCCTTCTTTTTGTGCCAGCAGCATATCTTTTACCGTCATACCGCGGTCGGCTGTGCCAAACAGCCTGCCCTTTTTCAGCATAGCTGTCATCTGGTCGAAGTCCTTGCGCAGGGCCTCGTATTTGTCGCCCAGCTGCCATTGGTTGGCCGCTATTTTAGCGTCGAGGGCTTTCAGTTGCGCGTCTTGCGCTTCGCCCTTTGTTTTAATGGTGTTTATGTTATCGCTTATTTCTTTTACGATAGCATCTACCTGTTTGTTTTCCATGTTTCTTTAATTTTAAATTGTAAATGCTGAATTGTTAATTGCACTGGTAGTTTGCGTTAGGGATTGTAGCGCAAAGCCCACAGCGAAGCGAGGACTTGCAGCGTAAAGCCCGACCCGAAGGGGAACGCCCAAAGCCAGAAATTAAAACCTCAACATATTATTAATTGACTTAAGAACAGACAAGTCAGCATCATCAGTTGCGGGCAAGGTGTTATCGCACGGCCTTGCTGCCAGAAGCGCCTGCAGTTGCTTAAGTTCTATTTCGAGTAATGTATAGGTATCATCGTGTAAGTTACCGCGGTGCAGCTGCTTGTAAATAAGCGTGCTGCGCTCAAGGGCTTCATCCAATATGTTATTCGATGACATTAATGATTTTATGCCTGTAAGCGGTGTATTACTGTTCGCTCCCCATGTCACGGTCGAGCCTTCCCAAAGTTTGGCTTCTTTAATTACGTTCACTGGCTGCTCTCCAGACTGACGACTATCGACTAACGACTGTTGACTGCTGTTTATCATTTCAAACCCTACCGAGTGTTCTTTGTACACACCATCGCGGTAGAGCTGCAACACATCATCGCCCAATTGTGTTTTAGCAACAGGTGTTTCAAAGTACAGGCCATGTTCATCTTCCTTCAGCAGGCTGGGCCGGCCAATGGGCTGAAGTGTGTTGTGCTGCAACAAGTGCATAATCCGGTCTTTATTCTCGGCAATGCTTTTAGCAAAACAGCCGGGTGCAAACATATCGCCGTCGCTGTCTTTGGTGTTGAACGATGCAAAGTAGCCACACACGGTACGGCCGGTGGTATCAACGTCCTTCAGTTTCCCTCCCGAATTCTTTGTCTGGTACCAGCGCCATTCCGCTTTGCTTTCCCAGGGTGCAGTGCGGCCAAATTCGTGATAATGCTTTTGCAAATGCGCTTTTACGGCATCAAGGTCGTACTTGGGAATTTCCACTCCTCCCCTTGCGCCCATAACGGCATTGCCTGCGGCCATAACGCCCTTAAGGTTGGTGTGGTAAGTATCGGCTTTGTGATGCGGCAGTTTGTAACTGTTCTTCTGCTCGGGCTTGGTGGCATCGTCCCAGGCGCACATAATGCGCAGGTCGTCGGTGCTGGCCTTTGCCACTTCGGCATTGGTATCCCACTGTTCATCAGGTGCGTCGAGCGGGTAGTGTTTGAATGGTATTGCGGACATGTTTTAAGTGATTTTGTCGTTTGATAATTTGACAATTGCAAATTTAAACACAATGTTTACTACTACTAAACAAATAGGCAACATAGTTATTAACATCCCCAAAATAGTCGTCAGGTAGTAGCCGCCAGTTATCAGCAAAAACTAAAACCCATTTGCTACCCATGTGATTAAGAGAGAAAGAAAGCATTTTCCCCTTCTTCTCTTCCCCTATAACCCTATCTCATTATCCCCTTTTTTAAAGAAAGAGAGAA